ACCCACCTTGTTACACTACCTTGTTACACTTTGAATTACAGTAATGCCATTGTCCATATCTATAAATTTGGGGACCCTGTCGTAGTGAAACGGAGTGACGGGACAAATTTAAGATGGCAATGGTTTCGAGAAGATGGTGTTTCACTCTGAACTATTCAGAGGAAGACGAAAGAACTCGTTTGCTTTCGCTCTTCTCTGAGGAAGAGTTACATTATGCCATTGTTGGCGATGAAGTAGCTCCATCTACAGGTCAGAAGCACCTTCAAGGTTATTTAAACTTCCGTAAGGTGCTTCGTTTGGGGGCTTTGAAGAAGAAGTACAGTGACAAAGCCCATTGGGAAATAGCTAAAGGTACAGATGAAGAAAACCGGGTTTATTGTTCGAAAGAACATAAAGTATTTGAACTTGGTTCCCCGGTTGTAGTTGGTTCAAATAAGCGGAAGCTTGCTGAAGCAATTGAAAGATCACCGGAGCGTATGCGACTGGAACAGCCAGAAATCTTTCATAGGTATGCTTCCGCGAAGAAGATGATTCAGTTTAAAGAACAGTACGATCATCCTGTATTTGATCGTACATGGCAGATTAAGTTACGGGAAGCTATTTCCGAGGCTCCAGATGACCGTTCGATCATCTGGGTATATGGTCCAGATGGGAATGAAGGAAAGTCCACTTTTGCAAAGTCACTGATCAAACAGGATTGGTTCTATACACGTGGAGGGAAAAAGGAAAATATTTTATTTTCCTATATCGATGAAGGATCCGAAAAGAATATTGTATTTGATATTCCAAGATGTAATCAGGATTATCTCAATTATGATGTAATTGAGGCTTTGAAGGATCGTGTAATCGAATCCACAAAATACAAGCCTGTGAAGATCATTGAGCTTTGTAATATTCATGTAGTTGTTATGGCAAACTTTTTGCCAGACTACATGAAAATATCAGAAGACAGAATAAAAATAATCAGATGTTATTAAATATACACTATAGCAAAGATGGTGGGCCTGATGTTTACTGGATGGCCCACACTATATAAAGATGTGCCGGAATCAAAAGGAATTGTAAATATTTATGAATAATTTTCAATTCCGATGATGTCATTCATTACGTCAGAATACTTTCTGGATTATTCTGTGGGCCCCACATGGTTGCTTGCAGAGGAAGCAACTCCTGTGGCGGGTATTGGTGTAATGATTATTCAAGCTGCCACGTCAGCTGTAACAAGCTTAAAGTGACAAGGTGGGCTAGTATT